TTGAAAAAAGTGAAAAAAAAGTATTGACTATATAATTCGCTAATTTAAGGTCATTTTATAATTAAATGAAAGCGAGTAATAAAATGACTTACAAACAAAGATTAGAAGAGATTGCCAAAATAGATTGGAACATCGGTATATATGTTAGAAAACATACAGATGTTTTAAAAAGTGTTGGAAATTCTGAAGAGGAAGCATCAACGCTTATATTTAACAGACTCAAAGAAGCTGTGAACAGCATTGAAGAGGTTAAATAATGAAAAAAGTTAATTGGACTAAATCAATATATCATATGACTGATAGAGAAATAGCTCAATATTATTGTTTAATTTGGGATAATATAAAACATATGAAAAGTTATGTTTTAGATCTTAGAAAAAAATATCAATTAGAAATTGAATGGAACGGAATTAAATAAAAGCCAATTATTTAATATTTAACTAAATAAACACATAAATAAAAGAAAAGGGCCTAATCATAGGCCTTTTTTTATGCCCGGCAATAACTAGCCAAATAATAACAAATTTAACTGAATTATTAACTAAATAGGATGAAACTAATATGAATATACTAAACAAGATAAAGAATAAACTAATAGATTTAATCTTATCTCTATATAAAGTAATTAAGTCTTTATTGATTGCTCTATGGGATTTTATTAAGGATTTATGGGTTATTGTTACCAGGTGGATTGATTAATAACTACACACTAATACCAGGTTATTGATTGATTATATAAAATACACAAAATTTATTATAACAACGCCTTAAAGATCTTTATTTTATAAATAAATTATTATTTTTTATTATTTTTATATAAATTATTATATAAATTATTGATTTACTTACATTTATTATTAGTTACGATAAGTTTTATTATTGTAACATATATATTTTTACAATTTTATATTATTAATAACCCCCATCGTTATAATAATTATAATTATACATCCCATTATAACTGGGGTGCAACTCTCTAAAGGCTTTTATGAAAAAGAAAAAAATAAAATTAGATGGCTTTGCTATGTTGGTTCAACAACTAAATAGTAGAACACAATTAAACGATAAAAAGGGCAAGGGCGTAGTTAAAGGTAAAGATGTAGCTCGGATGGTAGATTATCTTAAGGAAGAGAAAGTAAAGACATGAATGTTAAATGTATTAGATTTATTCTCTGGAATTGGTGGATTTAGTTTAGGACTTGAGGCAACAGGATTTTTTAAAACAAAAGCATTTTGTGAAATAGATCCTTTTTGTCAAAAAGTTTTAAAAAAACATTGGCCAGATATACCTATACATGATGACATAAGAAGTCTTAAGGGTAAACATATTGGAACAGTTGACATTATTACAGGGGGATATCCCTGCCAACCATTCTCAGTTGCAGGAAAACAAAAAGCTGAAAAAGATCCGAGACACCTCTGGCCAGAGTATTTTAGACTTATCAAAGAATGTAGGCCAACTTGGGTTATTGGAGAAAATGTTAATGGACACATTAAACTCGGTTTGGACTCCGTACTTAAGGACTTGGCGAGTGAAAATTACTCCACAAGGGCATTTAGTATTTCAGCTTCTAGCATCGGTGCAAACCACAAAAGAGAAAGAATATGGATTGTGGCCAACTCCAACAGCCATACAAAGACCAAACGAGGGGAATGTTCGTATGTTGAGAAAAAAAGTAATAAATGGACAAATAACAAGAAAAGAAGCAGAGGACATGATTGGGAAAGATGTGTTCAAGAAACAGGGAAACATACCAGCGATGATGTGGCCTACACCGACAACACAGGATGCAAAAAACAATGGCAATCCAAGTCAGATGAGAAGAAACAGCAAACCACTAAATGCAGAAGTTGGTGGGAGCTTGAACCCAATGTGGGTAGAGTGGCTCATGGGATACCCAACAGGGTACACAGACTTAAATCATTAGGTAATTCTGTAGTACCACATATACCTTATCATATTGGCATGAGTATTATTAAGTCTTATGAATAAAATAGTAATTCCTTACAAGCCTAGAAAACTACAACAAGAAGTACATGAAAGTTTAAAAAGATTTAATGTCCTGGTATGCCATAGACGATTTGGGAAAACTGTATTAACTGTAAACGAGTTAATAAAGAAGTGTCTACAATGCACACTCCCTAGACCTAGATTTTATTATATTGCTCCGACATATTCTATGGCAAAAAGAATAGCGTGGGATTATCTTAAATATTACACATCTGTTTTACCGAATATGGACTATCATGAAACAGAGCTTAGAGCAGAATTACCTAATGGTGGTAGAATACAGCTATTAGGTTGTGAGAGGCCTCAAACACTAAAAGGACTTTACATAGACGGAGTAATTTTAGATGAGGTAGCTCAGATTCCTCCCAAGATGTGGACCGAAGTAATCAGACCGGCACTATCGGATAGAGAAGGTTGGATGATTGCTATCGGTACACCGCAAGGACACAATGCTTTCTTTGATCTATACAATCATGGAAAACAAGATCCCAAGTGGTTTACGAAGCTATTTAAAGCAAGTGAAACCAAAGTCGTAAAAGAAGAGGAATTAGCAGAAGCAAAAAAAATGATGCCTCCTGAGATCTATGAGGCAGAATATGAATGTTCTTTTGAAAGTAATGCTATCGGCTCAATTTATGCTCTAGGTATGAATAAAGCAGATGAGGATGAACGCATAACAAAAGTTCCTTATGATCCTACAATAAAGGTTAATACATTCTGGGATCTAGGTATGCACGATAAAACTGCTATATGGTTTTGTCAGCAAAAGGGATCAGCTATTCACTTGATAGATTATTTTGAAGATAGTGGAGAGAGTTTAGAATATTACGCAAATGTTCTTGATAGCAAAGGTTATATCTACGACACGCATTATTTACCACATGATGCAAGTGTAAGAGAGATTGGAACAGGTAAATCAAGAATAGAGATTGCACAATCTTTGGGTTTAGTCACCAGTATCGTACCAAAGATGAGTATAGAAGATGGAATTAACGCTGTACGAATGACACTTGGCAGATGTTGGTTTGATTATGAAAACACAAAAGAAGGTTTAGACGCTTTGAGGCAGTACCGATGGGCGATGAACGATAAAGGTGAACCAAAAAATAGACCAGAACACAACTGGACATCGCATAGTGCAGATGCTTTCAGATATTTATGTGTTGGTTTACAAGAAACAAAAAACTGGGGAACAAAAATTAATTATCCAAGACTAGGTATTGTATGAAATTAACAAAAGATAGATTATTGTCACTTATATCACAGGAGATTACTAACTCTATGGGGTACTATGGTGGTGATCTAACAGAACAAAGACGAAATGCTCTCAAGTTTTACTTAGGAGAACCTTTAGGTAATGAACAAGAAGGTCAATCCCAAGTAAGATCTCAAGATATGTTAGAGATTGTTGAGTCTATTCTGCCTAGCATGATGAGAATTTTTACGCAGGGCGAAAGTATTGTAAGATTTCAACCACAAAATGCAGACGATGTAGAATATTCTGAACAAGCAAGTGACTACATCAACCACATATTTAATGTAGATAACAATGGTTACTCCATTTTGCACAGTATGTTTAAAGATGCTCTTATATCTAAGAACGGATTTGTAAAATATTATTGGAAAACATCAAAAGAACAAGCCAAAGAGTCTTATGAGAACCTTACAGAAGCAGAATACCAAGCACTTCTCATAGATCCAGAGGTAGAAATAGTAGAAGTAGACGAAGGTGCTACAGATATAGACCTAGATAACATGGAAGTAAGTGAGAACACTTACAATGTTACTGTAAAAAGAGTCAAAGACTACGGAAGAATAGTCATAGAGAATGTACCACCAGAAAGTATGCTTGTTTCTAAGACAGCAACAAGCCTGGATGATTGTAATTTTATTGGTCAAAGAGTTTTTAAAACAAGATCAGAGCTTATTAGCATGGGTTTTGATAAAAAAATTATTGATAAACTGCCTCCGGCAGATGAAGATGTCTATAATACGGAAGCTGTAACAAGAAGATCGTATGATGACCAAACAACACCACAAGATTATCAAAATATTGATCCTGCACTAACAGTTGTAAGCGTAACTGAGTGTTATATGCGATGTGATTTTGATAATGATGGTATTGCAGAGCTTAGACACATCGTAGTAGGTGGTAGTGGCCTTAATTCTTATCATTTATTAGAAAATGAAGAGATAGAGCAGATACCATTTGCGATGGTAACGCCAATTCCAATGCCACATCGTTTCTTTGGTCTATCCATGTATGATTTAGTGGGTGATATACAAGAAATTAAGACAACTTTGTTCAGACAAATACTCAACAATGCGTATCTACAAAACAACGCAAGAACAGTTGTAGTAGATGGCCAAGCTAACATTGATGATATACTCCAAAGCAGAGCCGGTGGTATTGTAAGAGTAAAATCACCTAATGCAGTAACGCCTATGGCTACGCCAAACTTTATGCAAGAAGGTTTAGCGATGATTGAGAAGGTAGACTCCGTTAGAGAACAAAGATCTGGCGTATCAAAAGTTCAAATGGGTATGGATGCAGATGCAATAAACAAATCACATACTACTGCAACATCAACTAATGTTATGATGAACGCTTCTACACAGCGAATAGAATTAATCGCAAGAAATTTTAGTGAAGGCGTTAAAAGAATGTTTCAAGGCATACTAACTTTAGTATGTAAGCACCAAGATCAAGAAAGAATAATTAATTTACGAGGTAAATTTATACCAATGAACCCTAGAGAATGGGTAAACAGATACAACGCAACTGTTCAAGTAGGTTTAGGTACTGGATCACAAGATCAACGACTAGAAGTTCTAGGTAGAGTTCTTGCAGTACAAGAAAAACTTATTGGAGCAGGTGGACTTGGAATTGTAGATCCTCAAAAGATATACAACACTTTAGAAAAGTATTTGGAAAACGCAGGATACAAAGATGCAAGTCAATTTTTTAATAATCCATCTGTTAATCCTCCAAGACCAAAAGCTCCTAGAGGACCAGATCCAACTCTAGCATTAGCTCAACAAGAACTAATGAATAGAAAAGCAAAAGATCAAGCAGAATTACAACTTAAAGCAAGAAAACAACAAACAGATGAGATTGCAAAAGCTGAAGAATTAAATTTAAAACAACAAAAACTCGCTAGTGATATTATTGAGAAAGAACAAGGCAAACAACTTGATAAAGAAAAACTAGCATCACAAATTTTAAAACAAGGAATAGAATAAATGGCATTTACACCTTTCTTTCAAGGCACAGAAGCACAAAAAGTAATAGATTCTTTTTTAGGCTCTGGTGTTACTGCTACTACTCCTATGCAACCAATGGATATGAACGCACAAGGAGTATTTCGTAATCCTTATTTGCCAGAAGGTTTTTATCCAGATGACTCAGCTATCTATCCAGATCCAATTTTCACGCCTCCAGTAAACGATGATGAAAACATACCAAACTGTCCTCCAGGATATGTGTATGATGAAATACTAAAACAATGTGTATTTGTAGGTGATAGTGTTCAAGAAGAAACTAGAGGTAATGATAATGATGAGGTAGAAGAAAGAGATTACATGTCTATTAAAGATATGAGAAACGCCTCTAATGAAGATTTACTTAAATATTTAAAATCAGGTTATCTATCTAATAGTCTAATAGGTGTTTTACCAAGTAAAGGAAATCTTGTTACATTAAAAGATGCTTTGCCTTCATTACAAGGAGCATTATTGCAGTTACCATTTGGTAATCAAAGTGAATTAAGAAAAAAAGCAATGGAAAATGAACTCATGCGTAGAGGATATTTTTCTGGTCAATATGATGATAGCGGTGATTTTATTTTTGATATTGCAGGTACACCAGATAATTCATATTTATTTACACCAAAAGCTACAACAGATGAAGCTAATGTACCTTATGGCGGTACAACAAGTGTAGGTGATTCTGGTGGTAGTTATGGAGGTGGTGAAGATTTTGGAGGTGGAGGATATCAAGGTAATGTTGTTGTTAATAATCAACAAATCCAACAACAAAACCAACAAGCTCGTGACAGATACGATGCTATGTTTGGTGAAGATGCCGGTATCTAATGAATAAACCTACAGATCAACAAAGAGGAGAACAAGCTAAACGAATATTAGAGGATGAAATATTTGTTGAAGCAGTAC